GGGGGGGGCTTCACTCACTCCAAAAAAAAAAGGAAGGCTCCATGTACCGCAACAGAACCGCTTCGCAGAAGAACTTCGCCGTCGTCCCTCGCGCCGACATTCCGCGCTCCAAGTTCCGGATGCGCCAGACGCGCAAGCAGGCGTTCAACGCCTCGGAACTCATCCCGATCATGGTCGAGGAGGTGCTTCCTGGTGATGTCTGGCAGCACCGCGAAAGCATCATGGCGCGGTTCGCGACTCCCATCGCTCCCGCGGTCGACGACATCGACCTCGAGACCTTCTATTTCTTCGTCCCAAACCGCCTCGTCTGGGACAAGTGGGAGGCCTTCATCACCGGTACCGACACCACACTGACCGTGCCGACCATCGGCCCGGAACAGGCCGGGGTCGGCTACAACCTCCTGCAGAACTCCGTCTTTGACCACATGGGACTGCTGCCGCAGTCCTATACCAACATCAACGCACTCAAGGTCAACGCGCTGCCCGTCTTCGCCTACTTCAAAATCTGGAACGAGTGGTTCCGGGACCAGAACCTCCAGCAGCCCTATACCTGGCCTGCCACCTGGACGACCGGCACGAGCATCTCGATCCAGCAGGGAAACACTTCCTGGACTCAGTCCTGCCTGCGCGCCAACAAGCGCCACGACTACTTCACCAGCTCACTGCCGTGGCCGCAAAAAGGCCAGGCCGTCACGCTGCCGCTCGGCGACAGCGCGCCCGTGATCACCACGGCGACTGACGCCGTCGCCGGAGTGCGCGAGCCGATGAACTTCCGGCTCGCGGCCTCCGGCAACTACCCGACGAACACCGGCGTCGTGGGACTCGTCGGCGGCAACGGGCGCGCTATCGCCGGCAACGCCTCGCCCGGCACGAGCGAGGGCGGCATCTATCCGACCAACCTCGTGGCCGACCTCAGTGCCGCGACCGCCGCTACGATCAACGCCATCCGCCTCGCGTTCCAGACCCAAAAACTCCTGGAACGGGATGCACGCGGCGGCTCGCGCTACGTCGAGCAGATCCTGAGCCACTTCGGCGTTCGCTCGCCCGACTACCGTCTGCAGCGACCGGAGTACCTCGGCGGCAGCAAGATCCCGGTCAACGTCAACCCGGTCGCCCAGACCGCTGCCTACGAAGCGGAACCGGCCAACGACCCGTCGCCCATCGGCAACCTCGGCGCCACCATGAGCGCCAGCGGCACCCAGCGCACGTTCACCTACGCCGCGACGGAGCACGGCTACATCATCGGCCTGGCGTGCGTCCGCGCCACGCCGACCTACCAGCAGGGCACACGACGCCACTGGCGCCGCCAGACGCGCCTCGACTTCTACTTCCCGGTGTTCTCACACCTCGGCGAACAGGCGGTTGCCACGCAGGAAATCTTCCAGCCTGCCAACAACACGCCAACAAACGCCACCTGGGGGTACCAGGAGCGCTGGGCGGAGTACCGGTACACGCCCAACGAGATCACCGGCGCGCTGCGCAGCACCGCCGCGCAGCCGCTCGACTGGTGGCACTACGCCGAGCGCTTCGGTAGCGAGCCTGCGCTGAATGCCAACTTCATCACCGACAAAACCCAGGAGACGCTGGCGCGCTCACTCGCGGCCGCACCTAGCGCGCAGTGGAGTGCGCAAATCATCATGGACATCCTGCACGAGAACCACGTCGCACGCATGATGCCGACCTATAGCGTGCCGGGCCTCATCGACCACTTCTGAGGTGCGCCATGGACCCGTTCATCACATCGGCGCTCATCGGCGCCGGAGGGAACCTGCTCGGCGGTATGCTCGGCAGCAGCGCGCAGCGCCAAGCGAATCGCGCGAACCTGCGGATCGCTCGCGAGCAAATGGCCTTCCAGGAGCGCATGAGCAACACGGCTTATCAGCGCGCTGTTCAGGACCTGGAAGCCGCCGGGCTCAACCCGATGCTCGCGGTTGCCCAAGGCGGCGCCTCTACGCCTGTCGGCTCGGCGGCCACCATGCACCCCGTGGATGCGATGGCCCGCGGCGTCTCGAGCGCCGCGGACGTCGTCACCAAGGCCGCCGCCATCGAGAACATTTTCGCCGACACCAGCGCCAAGCAGGCAGAAGCCTACGGAAAGCAGCAGGACAACATCATCAAGTTCGCGCACAGCGCGAACGCTCAGATGATCGCGAAGCTCTCGCTCGACAAGATGGAGGGCGAGGTCAAGAATCTGCTGTCGCGCTCCGGGCTCACCGACCAGCAACGCAAGCAGGCGGAGGAAATGCTGCCGTTGCTGAAATCCGCCACCGAGTCGCTGACGCGACTCCGGGAGGAGCAAAGCGCCACCGCCAAAGCGGTCGGAGACATCCAGCGAACTCGACTCGCCGGCGAGAAAGCCAGCGAGTCCGCATTCGAAGCCATCGGCGAGCTCGGCTCGCCGACCGTCCAATCTCTCATCCGCATCTTCATGGAACTGATGCGAAACAGGAGGTACGAGTGATGTTCTACCAGCGCAACCGCGAGCTCGCGGTCACCTACGACGACACGCCCTCACTCACCGATCAGTCACAGGCTCACGAGACCGACATTAACGTCATCGTCGGTCGCATGGGTATCACCGGCACCGTGCCCGGCGCACCTGGCGAACCGCTCTATGGCGACTGGACCAACTACCCGCACGACCTGCGGGAGTTCATCGAGACTGCCCGCACAGTGGACACGCTGAAAGAAAAGCTGCCTGCACAGTTGACAAACATGAGCGTAGAGGAGATACTCGCACTCACACCAGACCAACTGACCGCACTGCTCGCAGACAAGCCTGACAACACTGAAACTCCCAAGGAGTGACCATGCCAGACAAATTCCTGATCTACGCTCTGCGAGACAGGCTCCTGGACTACTACCAGCAGCCGTTCATCGCGACCGACACCAAGGCCGTGCTCGCGGCCCTGTCCGAACTGATCAACAATCCGGAGTCATCCCATGCGATCACGCAAGCACCGCATCACTACGAACTCTTCCAAGTCGGAGCCGTCACCGACGACGGCCACGTCTACGGCAAGCACGAACTCGTCTGCGACTGCTCCAGCCTCATTCGAGAGCGTATTCGGGAGCGGACCGAATCCGGAAACGGCTCGGTACCACGCGCTTTGGAACGCAGCCAATCACCGCTGGCTGAAGGCGTTGCACCAGGTGCCTCGCACCCAGCTTGAAGCCCTGCGCATCAAGCAGACCATCGCGGCCCAGCAGCGGCAGATGCGGATGCTCGAAGCCGACATGCATCAGCTCGGCATCCCTCTGCCCGAAATCCAGCTCCTCGGGAACCTCGCCAAGCCTGCCAATTGAGAATCATTCTCAAGTGTCAGTCCGCCCCTCTTAATCAAGTAGAAGAGGGGCGGACCTTCTGGTACAACAGCCCTGCACTACCACCAGGAGGGACCTCATGAAGCGCCGACCACTGTCCGGCAAGAGACATGGCCGCAAGTTCGCCAAGATCGCCCGACGGACTCGCGCCATTAACAGCCCCTCGCACGTCATGCGAGGCGGCATTCGCCTGTAATGGCTTGCCAGAAGCCTCTACAGGCCTTCAGGGCCGCTACCGGCGGCCCTGTCTTTTTCTCCAAGCCGAACGACGGCCACTACTACCAGCCGATCGAAATTCCGTGCGGCTACTGTATCCTCTGCCGCACGGAGCAGGCACGGCAGTGGGCCGCGCGCATCACACACGAGGCGCAGCTTCACGACGAATCCTGTTTCGTCACGCTGACCTACGACGACCAACACCTGCCGGAACACGGCTCCCTGGACTACTCCCACCTGCAACTCTTCTGGAAACGCCTGCGCAAAGCCATCGCGCCCAAGCGCGTGCGCTACTACGCCGTCGGCGAGTACGGCGACAAGAGCCTGCGGCCGCACTACCACGCCTGCATTTTCGGCCACGCGTTCATCGCCGATCGCATCATCCTGCGCTCGGAACCGTATCTGCTCTGGACCAGCCCTCTGCTGCAGGAGGCCTGGGGCCTCGGCCACGTCAGCGTCGGCGCCCTCAATCCAAGCACCGCCAGCTACACCGCGAGCTACGTGCTGAAGCAGCAGGCGCGCGGCAAACGCTACTGCCGCATCGACCCCGACACCGGCGAGCTCGTCGCGGTCGTCCAGCCTCGCGCGTTCATGTCCAGGCGGCCGGGACTCGGCAACGGATGGTATGAGCTCTACTCACGGAACACATACGACAATGATCACATCGTCATTAACGGCAGCCTCGGCAAACCGCCTCGGTATTATGACAACAAGCTCAGAGGGCAACATCCGGACCGTTACGAACGCATCAAAGACAGCAGACGGAAGAACGCTACACGCCTCACCAACGACGCGCTCCACGCGCGCGCACGATACGCGCACGCGCGCGCAGCGCGATCTCAAAAGAGCGTGTAGCTCTGGCCCCCCGCTAGTCACCATGGCGGCGCAGTCAACGGATCGTCGTTGACTCGCGCCAGGCGCCCCCCCCCAGTAGAAAGGGGGGGGGCTTCACTCACTCCAAAAAAAAAAGGAAGGCTCCATGTACCGCAACAGAACCGCTTCGCAGAAGAACTTCGCCGTCGTCCCTCGCGCCGACATTCCGCGCTCCAAGTTCCGGATGCGCCA